TGGAGGCGCTGCTTGCCCCCATCCGGACCGCCAAGCCCTACCTCTTCCGGACCGGGGAGGCGGAGCCGCCGGTCCTGGCCGGCGCCGTCCCCGCGCCCCCCGGCGGCGCGCCCCGCAGAAGCTATACCATGGAGGAGCTGGGACGCCTCACCATGGAGGAGTACAGAGAAGCGCGGAGGATAGGCGCGCAGGGGAACTAAGGCGTCATGGAGACGAAAAAACAGGTTGGCCGGAGGCCAACGGCATTTTTCGCGGAATGACGGCTTAGTGACCCGTGGGCGCGCCCAATCCGCAGCGTGACAGCCCCGAAGCGCGCAGGGGGGCTGAGGCGGGACAGAGCCGGCTTCAGAACAGGCCCGCGCCCTCCGGGATAGAAGCTCCGCAGGAAACCATCACAACAAACAGGAAAAAGGAGAGAAATTACAATGGCAAACACATTTCTGACCCCCAGCGTCGTCGCCCGGGAGGCCCTGATGGTGCTGGAAAACAATCTGGTCATGGCGAATCTGGTCCACCGGGACTACTCCGATGAGTTCGTCCAGGTGGGCGACACTGTGACCATCCGCAAGCCCGCCAAGTTCACGGCCAAGAACTTTGCCGGCGCCATCGTCCGGCAGGACGCCTCCGAGGGGAGCGTGGCCGTGAAGATCGACCGGCACCGGGACGTGTCCTTTGAGGTGACCAGCAGGGAGATGACCCTGGATATCCGGGACTTTTCCAGCCAGCTCATCGCCCCCGCCATGCGGGCCATCGCCCAGGCGGTGGACGAGGACCTTCTCAACGAGTGCGCCAACATCGCAGCCTCCGTCCAGGCCACCGCAGATCCTTCCGATCTGGCGGATCTGGCCGCCCTGGCCAAGACCCTGGACGCGGCCATGGCCCCCCTGGATCAGCGCAGACTGGTGCTCTCCACCGCACACAAATACCGCTATGCCCTCACCGACAATCTCTCGAAGGTGGCCTACGCGGGCAGCGGGGAGACCCTGCGCAACGCCGAACTGGGCCGTGTGTACACGCTGGACACCTACATGGACCAGAACTGCCCCGACTCCCTGTCCGCCGCCCCCGGCACCGCCGGGGCCTACCAGGTGACCGGCACGGCGGGGGCGACCGTCGTGGCCCTTACGGGGGTGAGCGCCGCCACAGCCACCGTGAAGAAGGGCGACTGCTTCATCCTGGACGGCTACCGCTACCACTTTACCCAGGACAAGACCGCCGTCTCCGGCGCTGTGGCCCAGGTGGGCATTGACTGTGAGCTGGTGAAGGATTACACCAACGCCGATGCCTATGTGGTCTCCAAGCCCCACTCCCTGGCCTTCCACCGCAACGCCATCGCCCTGGTCACCCGCCCCCTGGCCCTGCCCATGGGGGACGACCGGGCCGCCATCATCAGCGGCAACGGCCTGGGCGTCCGGGTGGTGTACGGCTACGACCAGGATACGAAAAAGGACACCGTATCCCTGGACGTCATCTACGGCATCCAGACCCTGGACGACACCCTGGCGGTAAAACTGGTGGGGTAAAACGAAGCGCGGAGCCGCACGGCGAAACAGAAAGGAAACGGATGGGATGGACCACGTGAATGAACGGCTTGCCCGGCTCAAGCATCTGCTGGGCATTGTGGAGGAGGAGCAGGACGGACTGCTGAGTACGGCGCTCCAGGCCGTGGAGGACCAGGTGCTCAACTACCTGGGCCGGGAGGAGCTCCCTCCGGAGCTGGAGCGGGCGCTGCTGCTGATGACGGCCTCCTATTGGAAGGGGGCGGCCCTGGGCGGCGGAGCCGCAGCGGGGCCGGTGGCCTCTGTCAAGCGGGGAGACGTGTCCACCTCCTTTGCCGTGAGCGGCGGAGCCGCGGCGGGAGCAGGGACCTTCGAGCTCGCGGACGGGGGCGCCTTCTTCGGCTGGCGGGAGACCCTGAACGGCTATCGAAAGCTGAGGAAATAAGAAGCGCGGAGCGCCCGGGAGCAGGGCGACAGCGAAACACGGCGACGAAAAAACAGGTTGGCCGGAGGCCAACGGCATTTTTCGCGGAGTGTTGAGCAGTTGTCCGTGGCGGAGGGCGCGGAGCGTGACAGAAGAGAAGCGCGGAGCGCCCGGGAGCAGGGCGACAGCGAAACACGGAGACGGCGTCAGAACAGGCCCACGCCGCTCTGTTTCCCGCGAAGCGGAAAACTGCCGCATTTGCGGTCCCGTTCTTCCTTTCCAAATCGAAACACCTGTTTCGATTCGGGGAGGACGAGCAAGGGAATGGAGCGAGAAATCGCCGTGGGCGGAATGGACTTTGCGAGGACGAGAGAGGAGGATATCCATGGGCTTTGGGAACCCCGCCGCCGAGCGGGCGGCGCTGGAGCAGACCTATGAGGACCGGACCGACGTGCTCCGCCCGGGGCGGGACCGGGAAGGCAATCTCACCCGGACGGTGTACGAGCTGGTCTATGGGGCGCTGCCCTGTGCCCTCTCCCGGGCCGGGGTGCAGTCCAGGCTCAGCCGGGAGCGCAGCGGACAGAACCGGGCGGAGAGCCGGCTGGACTACGACGCGGTGCTCTTCCTGGCGCCCGAGCCGGAGCTGCGGCCCGGCGACCGGGTCCGGGTACAACGGGCGGACGGAGAGACCCTGGAGCTGGAGCTGGTGGGGCGGGCTGTCCGCTACCCCACCCACCAGGAGGCGGCGGCCAGGGAAAAAAGACTGATATGACGGAGAGACGAGTATGACGGAATACGACCTCATGCAGGCGGCCGCGGGAAAGCTCACGGCCCTGTGGCCCGACCGGCCCGTGTACACCGGGACCATCCCCGCGGGGGCCGACGGAAGCTTTTTCCTGGAGTCCACCGGCTCCGAACAGACCGAGGGGCTGGACCGCTTCCGGCACCGGAAGGCGCGCTTTCGGGTGCGCTACTTTCTGGACAGCGGAGACGCCGGGGCCTTCGCCCAGTGGGCGGAGACCATGTTCGCCTCCTTCCGGCGGCTGGAGGCGGCGGAGGGAGCGCACACCCGGACGGTACGCCTGACGGGCCGGAAGGCCCAGGTGGCAGAGGACGGGAAGTCCTGCCAATTTACGTTTGACGTCGACCTCTATTACCGGGAGGAGCCCCAAACCACCGGAGAGGTGATGGAATACCTGAAACAGGAGGAGACATGGAAGAGACAGTGACGACCAAGACCCCCAAGCGGTCCCGGCGGGGCGGAGTGGAACCGGTGTTCACCCGGCGGCAGCTCCTGAAGGCCGAGACCATGGCCGTCCCCAGGGACGTGCTCTCCGCCGTCCTGGAAGAGGGGCGACTTTACACCAAAGGCCAAGCGCAGGGCTTGGCGGAAACATTTTTGAAAAGAAAGGTGAACTGAATGTCTATGGGAGGCGGCACCTTTACGGTGCAAAACAAGATCCTGCCCGGCAGCTACATCAATTTCGTGAGTACGGCCTCCGCCGCCACGCTGGGAGAGCGGGGCACGGCGGCCCTGCCCCTGGAGCTGGACTGGGGGCCGGAGGGCCAGATCTATGCCCTGGAGGCCGGGGAGTTCAACCAGACGGCCCTGAAGGTGTTCGGCCATGACGCCACGGCGGCGGAGCTGCTGCTCATCCGGGAGGCGCTGAAGCGGTGCTCGACCCTGCTGGTGTACCGGGTGAACGCCGGCGGAGCCAAGGCCGGCGCCACGGTGGGGGGCATGACGATCACCGCCAGGTGGGGCGGCACCCGGGGCAACAGCCTCCGGGCGGCGGTGCAGGCCAACGCCGACGACGAGGAGAAGGTGGACGTGGTGACCTATCTGGAGGAACAGGAGGTGGACCGCCAGACCGTGGCGGCCTCCGGCGGCGCGGCAGACCTGAAAGCCAACGACTTTGTGAGCTTCGGCACGGCGGAGACCCTGACGGCGGCGGCCGCCACGGCCCTTACCGGCGGAACCAACGGCACGGTGAACGGCGCGGCCTACGCTGCCTGGCTCACCGCCCTGGAGGTGGAGGACTTCAACGCCGTGGGCTATCCCGGCACGGATGAGAGCGTAAAGGCGCTGGTGGACGCCTTCGTCAAGCGGCTGCGGGACGAGGACGGACGCAAGGTGGTGGGGGTGCTCTACCAGCACGCCGGGGACGACATCGGCCTTATCAGCGTGAAAAACGGCGTGGTGCTCACCGACGGCACCGTGCTCACCGGCGACAAGGCCGTGGCCTGGGTCACCGGCGCCACCGCCGGGGCGGAGGTGAACGAGTCCCTCACCAACACGGCCTACGACGGCGCGGTGGATGTGGACGTCAAGTACACCAGAGGACAATACGAGCAGGCCATGCAGGCGGGCGAGTTCGTCTTTTACCCCGACGGGGGAAAGGCCCGGGTCCTCTCCGACCTCAACAGCCGCACCAGCTTCGGCGGAGGGATCAGCGAGGACTGGACCTCCAACCGGGTGGTGCGGGTCATGGACGGTTGGGCCAACGATGTGGCCCGGACCTTCTCCCAGAGCTACCTGGGTACACAGACCAACAGTGAGACGGGCCGGGCCCTCTTCAAGGCCGACCTGGTGGCCCTCGGAAAGGAATACGAGGGCATCGACGCCATCAGCGGCTTTGCGCCCGACGACGTGACCGTGCTCCAGGGGGACGGCAAGCGGGACGTGTCCGTGGCCTGCGCCCTCACCCCCAACGACAGCATGGAAAAGCTGTATATGACGGTGGCCGTCCATTAAAAGAGAGGAGCGAACGAACATGAAGGTACTCAACGGCTGGGATGCGGTGTCCGGCAAGGAGGGACGCGCGTACGCCAAGATTGACGGGAACAACGAGGAGCTCTTTTACGCCAAGACCATCGAGGCCAAGGTGGAAAAGACCAAGAGCCAGGTAAAGTCCATCGGCCGGCGCATGGTGGGACACAAGACCACCGGCGCGGAGGGCACCGGCTCCATGACCATCTACTACATCACCCCGCTCTTCCGGGCCAAGCTGGCGGAGTGGAAGGCGACGGGCCGGGACGCCTATTTCGACCTGGTGATCGAAAACGACGACCCCGACTCCTCCGCCGGGCGGCAGATCATCCGCCTGGAGGGGGTCAACCTGGACGCCACCGTACTGGCCAAGCTGGACGGCGACTCCGACGACCCCCTGGAAGAGGAGACCGACTTTACCTTTGAGGATTGGGACATCCTGACCCCCTTCTCCAAGGTGTGACGCAGGCGGGAGGGGGCGCGGGGCCCCCTCCCATCCCTATATAAAATAATAACAAAAAAAGGAGAACGATTTTTATGGATAAGCTGATGGAATTCCTGATGGAGCAGGAGGTGCGGGAAAACGAGACCGTGGAGGTGGACATCGCCGGGTTCCCCTACCCCTTTGTGGTGCGCGCCACCACCGAGGCCGAAAGTAAATCCATTCGAAAGACCTGCCAGAAAGTGACCTTTGACAAAAAGAGCCGTCAAAAGAGTGCGGAGACAGACAGCGACCTCTACAATAGCCGCCTGGTGGCCGCCTGCTGCGTGTCCCCCAACTTCAAGGACGCCCAGCTCCAGGCCAAGTACGGCGTGGTGGGGGCCGAGGCCCTGATCGACGCAATGCTCAAGCCGGGACAGTTTATCGACCTGCTGCTGGCGGTGCAGGAGATCAACGGCTTCTCCAGCGATATGGACGAGCTGAGGGACGAGGCAAAAAACTGATCCGGGAGGGCGACAGCGAGGCGGGATACGCCCACTACGCCCTCCAGCGGTTCCACCTGCTGCCGGGGGCCCTCATGGCGCTGCCGCCCCGGGAGCGGGCTTTTGTGTACGCCTCCATCGACCTCCAGGTGGAGCGGGAGAAAAAAGCCCTGCGGCACAGGAAGAAATAGGCGGAAGTCCCGGCGCGGCGGCAAGGCCGCCGGGCCGACAGACCGGTGGACAGGGCAAAGGTTTTCCAGTATAATAAAAAGGAACCCAAAGGGGAAAACTGGAAAGGGTGATAGGTATGTTTGGAGAAAAGAAGAAAAAGGAAGAGCCCAGGTTTGTTGAAACAATGGTTCCCAGTAAAGGCGGTTGTTTTACGCGCATATTGGTAGATACGGAAAATGGAATTCAATATTTATTTGTAGACTCATCGGAGGGGGGGGGACTCACGGTGATGGTGGACGAGGACGGAAAGCCCCTGATCAACGAGGCGTACAGACGCAAAACAGAATAAGCATGCAGAGAGCAACTGCCGGAAGGCGGTTGCTTTTTTATGGAGGTGAAAGCATTGACAGCGGAACAGACACTGAAATTTTATGATCAACAGCTTGCGGCGGCGGACAGCATGAACCGTGCGATGGAACAGATGACAAACGCCGTGGAGCGGGTGGGAGCCGCAATCCAAGCGGCGGCAGACCGGATGGGACTGCTCCAGACATCGACAGAAAAAACAACACAGAAGGCGACCAATTTAAAATCGCCTTTTGACTCCATGGTCAAGACAATGAGTTCAAAAGCGCAAGAAGGCATCTCTAAGTTAAAAACACTCTTAAATCCCAAAACTTTGTTAAGCGGCAAAAGCCTTCTTTGGCCTCTCGCCATTGACATCGGCTGGCAGCTTTTCGGCAACGACATTATCAACATTCTCACTCCGGCATTGACGGTGCTGGAGTCCTTTGCCGGGGTGGTACGGGGCGTGCTGGGGACGGTGGCCCCTCTCTTTGCCCCCGTTGTGGGGGTGCTGGAGCGGATGGCCGCCGGCCTGGACTGGGTGGCGGCCAATATGGACGCGCTGGCCCCCGTGATCGGGGGCGCGGCAGCGGCACTGATGGTCTTTAACGCAAAACTGATTGCCGGAACAATCGCGTCCTGGGCCCATACGGCGGCCACGGCAATTTCGAGCGTGACGCAAAAGGTATTTAACACATCGCTGCTGGCCTGCCCGCTCACCTGGATCGCGCTGGCTATCGGTGTGGTCATTGGACTGCTCTACCGTTGGATCCAGTCTGTGGGAGGGATCCGCACTGCATGGGCGATCGTGGTGGATGAGGTGAGCTATTTCCTGGATAAGATGAATCTGGGCTTTATGCGCACTTTTTATGGTATCCTCGATTATATGGGGGATTTTAAGGTCGGATTTTTGACCGGATTACAGGATGTGGTAAACAGCGGCATCGACCTCCTCAACAAGCTGATCGAAAACGTCAACAAACTGCCGGGAATCGCGATTCCCCTGATTGAACAGGTTACCTTTGGCGCAGAGGCCGCTTTAAAGAATGAGGAGGCAAAGCGGGCGCGAGCCGAGACAATGGCAAAATGGGAGACAGAGGCAGAGGAAAACCACCGCCTGCGACAGATGAGGATCAATGAAATGAAAAGTAAAAGCGCAGAAGAGGCCGGAGAAAGCGCATTGTCTGCGGGAACCGACCCGGGCGCTGCCGCAGAACAGCCCAACGAGATGGAGGTCATATATGGAGGAATGGATCCGGACACATACGGCGTGGGCGGCGGTCTGAATGTAAACCATGTGGAGAGCCTGGGGCGCGTGGAAAACGAGGTGAGCGTGGCAAAGGAGGACCTGGACCTGATGCGGGACGTGGCGGAGATGCGCTTCTTGCAGAATTTCGTCAGCCTGACGCCCACGGTGACGCTGAACGCCAGGGTGGACCGACAGGTGGACGTGGACGCGATGCTGCGGACCATAGAGCGCAAGCTGGAGGAGGAGATCCTGATGTCGGCGGAGGGAGCCTATCTGTAAGACGCCGGGCCGGTGGACAAGGGGAGGCCTTTCCGGTATAATAAAAAAACCCAAAGGGGAAAACTGGAAAGGATGATAGGTATGTTTGGAGAAAAGAAGAAACAGGAAGAGCCCAGGTTTGTTGAAACTATGGTTCCCAATGAAGGTGGTTATATTACGCGCATATTGGTAGATACGGAAAATGGAATTCAATATCTGTTTGCAGAGTCAATTGGAGCTGCGGGTGGCCTGACGGCACTTTTGGACGAGGACGGAAAGCCCCTGATCAACGAGGCGTACAGACGCAAAAAAGAAACAGAATAAGCGATGCGGAGAGCAACTGCCGGAAGGCGGTTGCTTTTTTATGGAGGTGAAAGCATTGACAGCGGAACAGACACTGAAATTTTAT